ATTGCACTAGTTGCTGCGCTTGCTGTTCAACTTGCTGGTGGTGTGTGGTGGGTTAGCCAACAGGCTTCTACTATCACTGGCTTAGAGGATACTGTATCTCAGCTAGGTTCTCGTATGGCTATTGAAGACAACATACACCTTCGTCGAGATGTTGAATCTAATAAGGATGACATTATTGATATTCATGATTCTATTGATGATCTGTATGAAGAGCTAGATAATCTTACTCGTAACTTGATGGTTGTAACCGAGTTACAAAGACGTATTGCCGTACTAGAAGCTACACAGGAATTTATCAAGGCAAATCATAATTCTAATAGTAATCCACCTAAGCTAAAACCAAAAAAGCAAAGAGATTAATAATGACTTCCTTTGAAGAAGCTGACAACAATGGTAGTGGTTCTATTGAGAAGCATGAATGGGATCTATTACTATTAGAAGATAAACGTAGGCGGTTAGAAGATGAAGATGCCCACAGAGATCAGACTCGCAAGATGGCTTGGTTCGCTTTATGGGGAATGCTCCTTTATCCTTTTGCTGTCGTGGCAACAGATGCGATGGGTCTCAGTAACGCTACAACAATTATCGGCAGCATGGCCTCGGTTTATTTTGTGTCTGTTGCTGGTGTCGTATCTGTCTTTATGGGTGTTGCCAAGCTAGTTAAGAAGCCAGTACAAAAGGTAGATCAAAGATGATATTTGGACAAATCATAGGTGCCGTAGGTGGACTAGCTTCATCTTACCTAGATGGTAAAGTAGCTGTACAGAAAGCTAATGCAGAGATTAGGGTCAAGCAAGCTACCGGTGAGCTTGACTGGGACATAGCTGCAATGAACAGCACTCAGAATAGCTGGAAGGATGAATGGATTACTTTATTATTTAGTATCCCACTTATCCTCGCATTCTGTGGAGACTGGGGTAATGAGATAGTACAAGCTGGTTTCACTGCATTAGAGGTTATGCCGACATGGTATCAGTATTCCTTAGGTGGTATTGTAAGTGCTAGCATCGGTATGAGATCAGTATCTAAATTCTTTACAGGGAAAAAGTAATGACATTCAAACTATCCCAACGCAGCATAGATAAGATGGAAGGCGTAGACGCTGACCTAGTAGCTGTGACTAAACGTGCCATTGAACTTACGAAGATAGACTTCGGGGTTATCTACGGTATGCGTACCATACAAGAGCAAGAGAATCTGGTAGCTGCAGGTAAGTCTCAGACTATGAAGTCTAAGCACCTAGTAGGCAGAGCAGTGGATCTGATGGCTTATGTGGATGGTAAGGGTTGCTGGGAACTAAACGTCTATGATGACTTGTGTGATGCAATGAAAGAAGCTGCTAAGGAACTTAGCGTAGCTATTAAGTGGGGTGCAGCTTGGTCTGAAGGTGATATCCGTACCTATCCCGGTACAGCTGAAGATGCAATGATGGCATACGTAGACCTACGTAGAGGCCAAGGGCGTAGACCCTTCATCGACGGACCACACTTCGAACTAATGTAGTACAATGATTGATCCTATAACTGCTGTAGGTTTAGCAACCAGTGCATTTAATATCTTAAAACAAGGTATCAATGCAGGTAAAGATATACAAGAAATGAGTGGTACATTAGCTAAGTGGGGTTCTGCCTTTAGCGATTTTAGTTACGCAGAGGACAAAGCTAAGAACCCACCCTTCTATAAGATGATGAGTGATAACTCTGCTAATGCTATTGAGATCTTTGCACAGAAGAAGAAAATGCAGCAGATGCGAAAAGAGATTAAGGATCACATCTCTTGGACATACGGTCCCTCTGCTTGGGATGAAGTACTAACAATTGAAGCTGAGATGAGACGCATACGTAAGGAAGAAGCTTACAAGAAACAAGAGTTCATAGACAATGCTATTAATGGTATCCTTGGAACTGTAATCTTTCTTATAGCTGCACTAGGAGTAGGTACTGCAATGTACTACCTAGGTAAACATCAGGGAAAATGGTAATGGCTATTGAGTATAGGGGTGAAAAGTTTGAAGGTTATAACAAACCCAAACGGACTCCCAAGCACCCAACTAAATCTCACGCCGTACTTGCCAAAGAAGGTGACACCATTAAACTCATCCGCTTTGGTGAACAGGGAGCATCCACAGCAGGTAAACCCAAAGCGGGTGAATCTGATCGCATGAAAGCTAAGCGTAAAAGCTTTAAGGCTAGGCATGGTAAGAATATTAAAAAGGGTAAGCTAAGTGCAGCCTATTGGGCTGATAAAGTAAAGTGGTAATGTATGGGATACTTTGGTATAATAATGGTATGTATGAGTGCTCTAGCTGAGCATTGTGATGTTGTTACTAGCCCCTACATATTCATTACGGTAGAAGAATGCCAAGCAGATGTTCTAAATGAATCACTAAAGATTAGGAATAAGTACAGTTCTGCGACTATAAATCCTAACTGTGTTGAGTTAAAATATAATGGGGAACCTACTTAATGGTTAAGAAATCTACTGTAAACGCAGCTAATAACTATACCAAACCTGGTATGCGTAAGAAGGTTGTAGCCTCCGTAAAGGCTGGATCTTCGGGTGGTAAACCTGGACAGTGGTCTGCACGTAAAGCTCAAATGGTAGCTAAACAATATAAAGCAAAAGGTGGTGGATACAAATGATACGGTATTTAAAAAGATTATTATGTGCTTTGTTTAATCGCAAGTGTAGTCCGAAATGTGACTGCTGCTAGCATGGCATTAGCCAAATCACAAAAAAGCCTTAAGTCTTGGGGTAAAGAAGACTGGGGTACTAAGAGTGGTAAGCCTAGCGGTAAGACCGGCGAGAGATACCTACCTAAGAAGGCTAGGGAATCCTTGTCGTCATCTGAGTATGCAGCTACGACTAAGGCTAAGCGCAAGGGTACAGCTGCGGGTAAACAGTTTGTTAAACAACCAAAAGAAATCGCAAAGAAAACTTCAAAATTCAGAGCAGCAGAAGGTGGACTCACTATGAAAAAAGGTATGCACAAGATGCCTGATGGTAGCATGATGAAAGACGAAGATCACAAGTCCAGCTATGGACATGGTGGTATGACTAAAAAGCCTACGAAGTCTGGTTATGCGCATGGTGGTGTGGTTAAAGCTAATTGCGGTGCTTCAATGGAAGCAACCCAAGGTAAAAAGACATGAACTTCCTAGATTACAAAACTAAACTAGAAGAGCATGGCTACACTGTTACTGCAGAGAATGTAACAACTCGTATGGGTGATGTGCTTGCTGCATTTGATCCCTATGGTTCTCACTGGTGTGTAGACTCTAAAGTATCTGAGATTCTTTCTGAGGATATTACTGTCGAAGAAGTTGTTGTAGAAAAGGTACGTGCTCGTACTGATAGGGGTCACTACGTTAAGGATGACCCATCTACACCTGAGAATGAGGCCTGGACTACTAGGGCAGTTAAACAAATTAAAAAATCTAAAGGAAAGAAATAATGGCTGAAAAAAAATTAGAGGGTAAACCTCGTACTGTAGGTGCTGCAAAAAAAACAGGATCTAAATTCTTTTATGATAAGAATGGTACTAAGAAACTTGCTGTGACTGCAGAAGAACTTAAGAAATCTGGAAAGACTCTTACACAGTGGGCTAATGACTGGAAAAAACCTGGGTCTAGTACAGCTGTAAGCAAGTCCCTCCGTCCTAAGAAGAGACCTACTTCTGGTGGTTCTGTCCCCGCCGCCACTGCTAAAGAAACAGCTGAAGTTAAAGCAGCTAACCTTAAAATTAAAGCGGATCGTGCTGCAAAAGCTAAGAGACTAATGGAAGAGCTAAAAGCAAAACTAAAAATGCAGGCTGCAAACAAAGAGGCCGCAGACAGTAAGAAAAAACTAAAAGGTGCTGATTGGATGAAAGCTAATAACTTTTCAGACTACATGGCACTGTCAAAGAGTCAAGCACGTGCTCTTGGACTTCCTGCAACAAGATTCGTGGCTTCGCAACATAATCTTAGGGAGCAAAAATTTAAAGATGGTAAAGGTTTCTTTAACGGTACAGAAAGAAAAGTAAGTACTGGCCGTAAACCCGTCCCACGTAGGTAATAGACAATGACGCAATTTACCCAAGGTAGACCATCTCGTATGAGATCAGTGTACGGCCACAATGAGGGCACTGCAACTGAAGATGTGTATACTTGTCCACCTAACTGTGTAGCAGAGGTTACCTTTATTCACGTTGTGAATGGGGGTAATAGCACTAGAACTGTTGTGCTAGCTTGGTATGTTGCTGCTGATGATTACACTTCTCTCTTTTTATCTGATAAGAGTCTTGCTTCAAATGCATATGTAACCTTCAGTGATATTGACCTTGTACTACAAGCTGGAGACAAAATAAAAGTTACACCATCTGGAACAGGTCACATCGACACTATCATTACTGCTACAGAAACCTTTATCCCAGTAGGGTAATAACGGGGTTGCATTATTAGCATTGGTATGTTATAACTGTTTATGTAAAACTATCCTAGCCCAAGTAAGGGTTTACTTAAATTAGGATAGAAGAATGATCAAAAGTATTAAAGGTTTAGCTAACCGTGTATGGAATCGTCACATCGAACGTATGCAACAAAGAGCAGACTACTGGATACTAAATAATATGTCAGCAAAACAATTGCGTGATATAGGTATTACACGTACTGAAATAAGGCAGAAAATATATGGGCCGCAACCTCACTGAAAAACAACAAGCATTCTTGGATGCATTGTTTGAAGAAGCCGAAGGCAACCCTGTTAAAGCTCTTAAGCTTGCAGGGTATGCCGAAGGCACGTCTTCTACTACTCTCATGTCCGCTTTAAAAGAAGAAGTAGCTGAGAAAACTAAAGACTTCATCGCAACTCGTGGGCCAGCAGCAGCTTGGGCTATGATGCAGGTAATGAGATCACCCACCGACTTGGGCAACAAAGAGAAGATGGCAGCTGCAAAAGACTTTATGGATCGTGC